GAGAAGGTCAGGCTGAGAAGTACCTGAACATGGTTGAGCAAGAAGAGCGTGACAAGTCTCCGATCTACTTCGCCCCTAACATTTCTGTGTACACAAGATAATGCCAGTCTTCCTCGACACTCGTGGCAACGCTACTTTATCGATAGCGATCTGTGATCGTTGCAAGATGAAGCGCGCCCATGATGAGATGAGACCTGACCCGAACTTCCCCGGCCTCCAAGTCTGTGGACAAAACTGTGCAGATGAAAAAGATCCCTATAGACTTCCAGCCCGAAAAACTGAGAGAATAACGATCAGATTCCCACGTCCTGACGTGAGCGTTGCCGCCAATGACAACAATGTTGTCACTACCCAAAACGGTATCACTGGTGGTAGCTTTATCATCTCGACAGAGGGTAATACTCAGGATCCTGAGAATAACGGTAACCTTGACCAACTGAGCCCATAATATGTCCGCACAAGTAACGATCACACAATTACCTGCCGCTGGTGCGATTACTGGTACAGAGGCAGTTCCTATTGTTCAAAACGGTCAGACCGTACAGACGACGACTGCCGCGCTTGCGGGGTCTCCCATCCAAACTCAGACGTTTCTAACAAAGAACCAAGAGCCTACATTGGCTAACAGTCGTGCACTGTCTGGTGGTACTGGTATCGGTCTAGTCGATGGTGGAGCTCAATCTACCCTTCAGGTAGCCTTGAATGGGGTCTCAGGAAGCCTTGAAACGGCGTCTAACGGGATTATTGCCAAGTCTGGGGGATCGGTAACAGGACGCACCTTATCGACGTCTGGAAGCGGTTTAAGCGTTACTGACGGCAACGGCGTATCAGGCAACCCAACATTTCAATTGACAGGTGTTGCGGCTTCTGTGGCTGGCTTGTCTGGCACGGGCATGTTGGCGCTGACTGGTGGCGGAACAACGGTGGCTGGACGTGACTTAACTGGTACGGCAAATCAGATCGACATTACAAACGGCAACGGAGCTTCTGGCGCGCCTACATTTAAGATCGCTGACAACGCGGTGTTTCCCGGCACCGAGAGCGTACAAGTGCCTGCTGGTACAACAGCTCAGCGCCCAGCCGTTCCAGTGAATGGCGATATTCGCTACAACACAGACACATCTCGTTTTGAGATTTATGCTGGTAGCTCTTGGACAACGATTGGTGCAGGTGACGGTACGGTAACCAGCGTTTCTGGCACAGCGAATCAGATCACTGTTGCTAACGGTACAACAACGCCTCAGATAAGTATTACGACCAACCCTGTGCTTCCCGGCACTGGGAGCGTCACCGTACCAGCAGGAAGCACCGCCGCTAGATCCGCCTCTCCCGTAAATGGCATGATTCGGTACAACACCGACTCTGCATTGTTTGAGGGTTATTTGAACGGGGCTTGGACGTCCTTTGCTTCTGCTGGTGTGGGCGTGTTGTCTATCAATACTGGCACTGGCTTGACAGGTGGCCCAATCACCTCAACAGGCACCATATCGCTTGACAACACCGCTGTAACTGCTGGTAGCTACACCGCCGCCAACATTACAGTGAACGCTCAGGGTCAAATTACCGCGGCAAGTAGCACAACAGGATTGGTAAGCTCATTTAGCGCAGGAACCACTGGTCTTACGCCTGCAACAGCTACAGGCGGTGCAATTACCCTTGCTGGTGTTTTAAACCCTGCAAACGGCGGTACTGGTGCAAACACTTTGACTGGTTACGTTAAAGGTACTGGCGTAACAGCCATGACCGCCAGCGCTACCGTTCCAACTACTGACTTGAGTGGAACAGTAACAAATGCTCAATTGTCAAACAGCTCACTGACTGTTGGTACAACAAGCATAGCTCTTGGCGCTACGTCACTGACTTTGGGTGGTTTGACATCTGTCGCGGTTACGCAAGACCCAACCTCAAACTTTCAAGTTGCAACAAAGCAGTACGTTGACGGACTGGTTACGCAAGGCATCTCATACCATGAGCCTGTCTACGTTGAGTCTCCAAACTCGGTTGGCAACCTAAACGCAACTTACAACAACGGCTCGTCTGGCGTAGGCGCTACGCTGACTAACGCAGGTACGCAGGCGGCGCTGACCATTGACGGTGTTTTGACCACTGTTGGTATGCGTGTATTGATTTACAACCAAACAGCCCAAGCCCAAAACGGCGTGTATACCGTCACCACCGTTGGTACAGTTTCTACAAATTGGGTGCTGACTCGCGCAACCGATGCAAATACATACGGTCTTCGTGATCCTAATGCTTTAGGTTACAACGACGCTTTCTTTGTTCAGGCAGGTAGCACTGGGGCTGGTGAAACATACGTCTGCACGACTACAGGTGTGATCACGTTTGGCACAACTGCTATCACGTTTGCTCAGATTTCCTCAGCGCAAGTCTACACAGCAGGTAACGGCTTAACGCTGACAGGAACTCAATTTGCTTTGACAGCGCCAGTAACCGCCCCAAACGGTGGAACTGGTCAGACTTCGTACGCTACTGGTGACTTGCTGTTTGCGTCAAACTCTACGACGCTGTCTAAACGAGCTATTGGTACTGAAGGATATGCCTTGAGGGTCGCCAGCGGTGTTCCATCTTGGCAATTGCTTTCTACTGGTTTCCCTGTCTTGTTGCACTCTGGCGCAACATCAGTTGACGTTTCAATTTTAAATGGTTCCTTCCCTGTGCTGTTGCACAATGGAGTCACCAGCGTCAACGTAACTTGCTTCTGAGGATTAAAAAATGGCATCCAAATACTCACTTGTTCTCAGCGGAACGACCGTACAGGAGCTCCAGATTGGAGACACCTTAAACTTATCCCAAGCGGACAGTTTATCGTTGACCACTGGCGTGACGGGCGTCCTCCCGACCGCAAATGGCGGAACCAATTTGTCCACGTTTACCGCCAACGGGGTCATATACGCTTCGAGTACCAGCGCACTGGCTCAATCGGCAAATCTTTCCTATAATTCGTCAACAAGTGTGTTGACTGTTGGGACAGGCATCACTGGCGGCATTTCTGGAGGAACCTTCTAATGGCGGCAACGAATTTCACCCCTATTTCGCTGTATTACAGCACTACAGCTACGACAGTCCCGTCCGCTGGCAATTTGGTCAACGGCGAGTTAGCCTTGAACATTGCTAATACGGACATGACTTTGTATACAAAGAATGCGTCTGGCGTTGTCAAGCGCATTATGAACAACCCTGCCAATTTGATTTATCCAACAGCGGATGGAACAAACGGTCAAGCGCTAGTGACAAATGGTAGTGGCACACTGACATTCGGCACGGCTGGTATTTCAACAGGTAAATCCATCGCCATGGCGATGATCTTCGGATTCTAAGGAGCAATCATGGCAAACCCAAATATCGTAAGTGTAACGACCATCAATGGAACAACGGCGTACATTGCGCCAACCGTTGCTACGGCTGTTGCGACATGGACATACGCTGACCCAAGTACAAGTGGTTCGGTCTCGTTGCCGGGACTTACGCCAGCATCTGGAACGGTCAACAAAATCAACAATATTGTTGCTTCAAACATCACTGGCTCTGCTGTGAACGTGAGCGTGGCAGTTGCCAACAACCCAACATTTGCAAGCGGTACGCCGTACTACATTGTGTATCAGGTTAGTGTGCCTGCTAATGCGTCATTGATTGTTACGGATAAAACGACATCGTTTTATGTAACGCAATTCCAATCTGTTGGTGTCACGATTGGAACGGCAAACGCAATAAACTTCACAGCGTCATTCGAAGCAATTACGTCCCCATAAGGAGCATCCTATGTCGATGCGTAACCAAGCTGGTATTGTTTTACCGGGGTACAACGCCCTGAAGGTTGCTAACGCCCCAACGATTGGGACTGCTACAGCGGGCAATACGTCCGCATCTGTGACTTTCACTGCACCATCTGACGTAGGTGGCGGGGCTATTACTGGGTACTCTGTTGTTTCAACACCGAGCGGCGTGATTGGGACGGGCGCATCTTCCCCTATTACTGTAAGCGGTTTATCTAACGGAACGGCTTATACATTTCAAGTGTGGGCCACCAATGCTTACGGCCCTAGCCCTTTAAGCGCGGCTTCTAATTCAGCTACTCCAGCTTTGCCTTTGCAAGTTGCGTACACAACACCCGGAACTTATACGTTTGTTGCGCCAGCAGGACTTAGCCCAGCAACCGTTTCTGTTCTGGTTGTAGGCGGCGGCGGTTCTGGTGGAAACTATAAAAGCGGTGTCGGTGAGGGCGGCGGTGGTGGTGGTGGGGGTGGATTGAGGTATGGAAATTCAATTTCTGTTACGGGCGGTAGTTCTTACACCGTAGTTGTAGGCGCTGGCGGAGTTGCAAACGCTGGTATAAATAACAACGGCAATGCAGGAGGCCAATCTTCTTTTAATGCTACTGTAATTGCCTTGGGCGGAGGGGCTGGTCTACTTGGTGGCGCGGGAGGTGCTGGTGGTGGTGGTTCAGGCGGCACTGCTGGCTACACAGGCGGTGCTGGTGGAGCAGGCTCTTACGACGGTGGTTCTGCTTCTGGTGGTGGTGGTGGCGCGGCTGGCTACGCTGGCAATGGCGGGAATGGCGGCACTTATTCAGCATCTGGGGTAACTGGTTCAGGCGGTTCCGCTGGCGGCGGTGGCGGCTCATTTAATGGCGCGGCTGGTGGCGGTGGCATAGGATTATTGGGTCAAGGGTCAAACGGAGCGGGTGCGGCATTTAGTGCGGGAGCAGGCATTGGCGGCGGTGGCGGCTCTGGTGGAACTACTGCCCCAAGCACAACAGGTAATGGTAAAGCGCCCGACAATTCTTCGGCAATTGGCGGTGGTTCTGGCGGCGATAGTTTTGCAAGTACAGCAATAAACACAGGTGGTAATGGCGCTGTTCGCATCATCTACTCTACAACTGGCGTAACCCGTAGCTTCCCATCAACAAATACAGGAGACCTGTAATGGAACTCTTTATTCGCATCAAAGATGGGCAACCGTTTGAGCATCCAATTTTTGGCGACAACTTTCGTCAAGCATTTCCTAATGTAAACACAAACAACCTACCAGCAGAGTTTGCTCGGTTTGTGCGTGTTGAGGCTCCTGTTGTTGGAGTCTATGAAAACTACACGGGCGTGACTTACGAGTTAATTGATGGTGTTTACAAAGATGTCCACCATGTTGTGCCAATGACTGATCAACAAAAAATTGACAAGCAAAATGCAGTCAAAGCAGATTGGTCGGCAAACGGTGGGTATGCTTCTTGGGTTTTTAACGAAGAGACTTGTTCTTTTAAAAACCCTATTGCGTACCCACAAGACGGCAAAGACTATCGTTGGGATGAACCCACAACATCTTGGGTGGAGATAAGCAATGCCTAATTATTCTGGTATTTGGACATCAAGACAACAAATGCAGGCTATTGCGGCTGGGACTTGGCAGTCGCCATCTGTGACTGTTGGGTTTTTGGTAATTGCTGGTGGCGGCACTGGCGCTTCAAATTACCAATGGGGTTGTGGCCCCGGTGGAGGTGCAGGCGGTTATAGAACATCTGAAGGCACTTCTGGTGGTGGTGGTTCAGCAGAACCCCAACTTACCCTTAGTCAAGGCACAGCCTACACAGTCACAGTTGGCGCTGGTGGTGCTGGCGTAGCAATCGGTGGAAACAGCGGAAGTAATTCTGTGTTTTCTACAATTACATCTATTGGTGGCGGAAGGTCAGCATATTACCAAGGTGGTAACTTTACTGGTTTAACTGGCGGTAGTGGTGGTGGCGGTCAACAACCAATAGGCTACGGGCCGGGGGGTGGCCCCGGCTTGGGGACTGCAAATCAAGGATATGCTGGCGGTGAATGTACTAATGCTGGTGCAGGTTCTGGCGTTGCGGGTGGCGGTGGCGCTGGCTCTGTTGGTCAGACGGTTCCCGGCAACACTAGCGTTGGTGGTAATGGCGGTTCTGGAGTTAGTTCTAGCATTACTGGCACTGCTGTAGCTAGAGCGGGCGGAGGTGGCGGTACATCAGGTAGTGGCGCTAGTAATGGAACTGCAACTGCTGGTGGCGGCGCTGGTGGTAGCGGTACTGCTGGAACTGCAAACACCGGCGGTGGTGGCGGTGGAGTTGACGGGAGCGGTGGTAGTGCAAGTGGTGGCTCTGGCGGTTCTGGTGTAGTTATCATTTCTTCACCCGTAGTGGCATCTGCCACAACAGGTTCACCCACAGTAACTACTGTTGGCGCTAACACCGTCTATACATTTAACTCTTCTGGTTCAATCACTTTCTAAGGAACAAAAATGGCACACTTCGCACAAGTAGAAAACGGCATCGTCACGCAAGTTATTGTGGCTGAACAAGATGTTATTGATTCAGGCTTGTTTGGTACAGGCTGGGTTCAAACTTCGTACAACACACGAGGCGGTCAGCACCCAGAAGGTCGTCCATTGCGTAAGAACTACGCTGGCATTGGCTATGCCTATGATGCCCAGCGCGACGCATTCATCCCTCCACAGCCATTTGCTTCTTGGACATTGAACGAAGACACTTGCTTGTGGGGCGCTCCAATACCTATGCCTATTGAAGAAGGTAAATTTTTCACATGGGACGAAGCCACAACATCTTGGATTGAGGTGACTAATGTCTGAACAATGGCCCGGTGGGTTTATAACCAAAACGCCCCCAACACCTGCTGGCCCATTTGAAAACAGTGCGGCTCCCGGTATTTGGACTCTAAGCCAACAGGCGGGTTATGCAAAGCAAGGCTTATGGCCAACTCAAGGAAATTTTGCTACCTACTTGGTTGAATATCTTGTTGTTGCTGGAGGCGGCGCTGGCGGTGATGGAGTTGCTAATTTTGGCGCTTCTGGCGGCGGCGGCGGCGGCGGGTACAGAACAGCGGCTGGGCTTTCAGTTACAGGCGGTTCTCCAATTACAGTAACCGTTGGCGCTGGCGGGGCTTCTTCTAGTCTTGATGGAAATGATTCTGTGTTCGGTAGCATCACAAGCACTGGTGGTGGTGGTGGCGCTTCTTCTGGCGGCTCTGGCGGTCGAACAGGCGGCTCTGGTGGAGCGGGTGGCTCATGGACTGGAACGCCTAGTAGCGATTACCCCGGCGGTGCTGGAAACACACCTAGCACATCTCCATCGCAAGGCTTTGCTGGCGGCTCTGCTAGAAACACAGGCGGTGGTGGAGGCGGCGGCGGTGCGGCTGTTGGCGGAAACTCAGGTGGAACCAACGGCGCTAATGGTGGCCTTGGCCCTATATCAAGTATCACTGGCACTGCCACTTACTACGCTGGAGGCGGCGGTGGTGGCGCACAAGGCACTACACCGGGCAGTGGCTCAAGTGGTGGCGGTGATGGCGGAAACTCAACAAGAGGTGTGGCTGGAACTGTTAATACTGGCGGCGGTGGTGGTGGTGGTGGCGGTAGTGGTTCAGGTGCAACGGGGGCTTCTGGTGGTTCTGGTATTGTGGTTATTAAAACAACTGCCACAGCCGTAGCCACTACAGGCTCTCCAACAGTCACAACAAGCGGTGGCTTTAACATTTACAAGTGGACTTCATCAGGCTCCATTACTTTCTAAGGCATAAAAATGAAAATTGAACTGCCAGTTGAAACAATCAATCAAGTCCTTGGTTACCTTGGAACTCGCCCTTATCAAGAAGTGTTTCATTTGATTCAAGCCATTCAAGAAGCCGCAAAACCACCAGAGCCTTTAAAGGTTGAAGATGGAAACAGTGGAGACTAAGCTTGCCGTGCATGAAGCTATCTGCTCGGAGCGCTATAACAGCATAGATCGCTCTTTGCGAGATGGGGACAAGCGCATGACGAAGATTGAGTACTTGCTGTACGCGGTGATGGTCTGTGTGCTGTTCGGCCCCGGCGTCGCTGGCGAGCTTGTCAAAAAGATTTTAGGTCTGTAGCTATGAGGGATCTGGTCGAAGCGTTTATCGTTGCGGCCTTTTTAGTTATCTTCATTATTTGGGGTACGTTCACCCTTGTATGGATTTGGGGTTAACCCATGAGTGATGAAAAACTAAACGCCAATTCAACGCTTGATAAAGTGTTGGGCTACGTAGATAGTCCATTTAAGCTATTTGCAATCCTTGTCATGGGGGTTATGGCTTTTGTTGGGTATATGTTTTGGCAAAACCAATCGTTCCTAATCTCTGCGTACCAAGAGCAAAAGCGGATGCCAAGCATCAACGAGGAAAGAGCAGACGATGCGGCTTCTGTACTGTTTAAACAAACAGACGCTAAGTTTGTGGCTATTTTCAAAGTCAACCCAATATTGGGCACTCGGATTCTGTACAGGCTGTATACAAAAGATGGGCGCAGTAAGGAGTTAGAAGGCTTGGACGTTGGTCTGTTTACCGCCAACCACGCAAACAACAATGATGTTGTAAAACTAATGGCGGGGGATGTTCCTTGCAGTCAGTACCTACGCCCACAAAGTGAATTGGGCATTTGGTACATAGCGCAAGGAGTTGGTTATACCTGCCGAATATCTGTGCCCCCAGATCGTAGTCGGTTCATAGGGCAGATTACGGCAGGATGGTCTAGTCAACCTGACAACTTAGAACACATCATTTCAATGATGGAGATTTCAGCAACCATGCTAACTAAACGAGGTAACTAATGGCTCAGTTTGAACCAGCTTTTGAGCAAATGATTAGGGACGAGGGTGGCTACGTCCTCCATGAAGTCGCTGGCGACACTGGCGGGATGACCTACGCAGGCATCGCTCGTAACAAAAACCCACAGTGGAATGGCTGGGCGCTTGTGGACAAAAAAGAGTTTGGCGGGTCTCTTACGCCTATGGTGCGTGAGTTCTACCGCGTTGAGTTCTGGGACAAGATGCGCGGGAACGAAATCTCAAACCAAGAAGTAGCCAACAGCATCTTTAACTTTGGGGTAAATGCTGGCATGGGCATGGCTGTAAAGCTTGCCCAGTTGGTTGTTGGGGCTACGCCTGACGGCGGAATAGGCGCCAAAACCATTGAAAAGCTCAACCAAGTCACGGATGGACAGCGGTTTAAGGAGTCCTATGCCTTGGCTAAGATTGCCCGTTACGTTGAGATATGCAACAAAAACCCTGTTCAGGTCAAGTTCCTCAAGGGTTGGATTAACCGCACATTGAAAGGTCTAGCATGAGCTTGCTGGCTGTAGGATCAATCATTGAAGCCGTGGGTAAGGTTGCAGGCGACCTGATCACCACTGACAAAGAGAAGATGGAGATGGAGATTGAGCAACGTAAGCTTGATCTTGAAGAGAAGCGCATCGACCAAGCAACCGATCTAGCCCAGATTGAGGTCAACAAGATCGAAGCTGGTAGCTCTAGCGTGTTTGTTTCGGGCTGGCGTCCTGCCATCGGCTGGATCGGTGTGGCGGCTATGGGGTATCAGTTTCTGCTTTATCCGCTGTTTCAATGGTGCTGGAAGTACTTGCAGGCTATGGGCTGGGTTCCAGTAGGCATGGATCCTCCCCCAGTGCTTGAGGCTGACCAGCTTTGGGTCATCCTGTCAGGCATCTTGGGAATCGCTGGTATGCGTTCTTTTGAGAAGACTAAGGGCGTGGCAAGCAAGTAACCTTGTCACAAGTTAAAAGGCATACTAAAATGTCCCAACGAATCTACGAGGTGAACGCATGACGACCGCAAGTGTTATGACCTATGACAGTTTGGTCGAAAACATCCAGTCCTATCTGGAGCGTAACGACACTTCCACGCTGGACAAGATCCCCCTGTTTATCATGCTTGCTGAGCAGGTTATAGCCTCTCAGATCAAGTTTTTGGGTAACCTGACCGTCAACACCAGCACCATGACCGCAGGCGCTAACGTGATTGATAAGCCTGCTCGTTGGCACAAGACTGTCTCCATGAACATTACAGTAGCTGGTGAGCGCCAGCCTGTGTTTAATCGTAGGTATGAGTACCTGCGCGAGTACTGGCCTGACCCCGCGCAAACGGAAGTCCCAAAGTACTACTGTGACTACGACTACACCCATTGGATGGTGGCGCCTACTCCTACGTTGGCTTATGATTTTGAGGTGCTGTACTACGAACGTGTCCAACCTTTGGACAGCTCCAACCAGACCAATTGGTTCACCATCTACGCCCCCCAAGCACTGCTTTACGGATCACTCCTCCAAGCTATGCCTTTCCTCAAGAATGACGACCGAGTGCCATTGTGGCAGGGTCAGTACAAGCTGATCATGGACATCTTGACGGCAGAGGACAAGTTGCGTGTTGCAGATCGCCAAGCGGTCGCCAATGACAGTTAAGGACTAACATGAGCTACAACTCACCATTCACAGGCAACGTCATCCAACCGACGGACGTTTCTTATCGTGCCATTACTCTGAGCGCTAACACCCAGTTGGAGTGGCCCATCAACGGCAACGCCACTGACGACTACGCCGCTCGTATCATGCAGGTGACCGCTACTGCTGGTAGCTTGAGCCTGTACATGCCCCCTGCCAACCAAAGCTCTGTAGGTAACGACGCGCTGATTCGCAACGTCGGAGCTAACACCTTCACGGTTAAAGACTACGCTGGCGCTAATACGATCATCTCGATTGCCGCTGGTGAGTCCAAGTATGTCTACATCACAGCCAACCCTACAGTTACGGGCACATGGGGCAACATTGCTTTTGGCACTGGAACATCCTCTGCTGATGCCGCCACCTTGGCTGGCTATGGTTTGGTTGCCAGTGGCTCAACTTTGAACCAAAGCCACCCTGCTTTGACATTGGTTAACGCTGGGACTTTTGGCGTAACCAATAGAGCACAAACTTCGGTGTGGGACGGCGGTGCTGGTACTTACACGCTACCTTCAGCCACTACGCTTGGAAACAACTGGTTTACCTTGTTTAAGAACAGCGGAACTGGCTCAATGGTGATCTCCGCCGCTGACAACATTGACGGACAGTCTACAAAGACGTTTGCGCCTAACGAGTCTGCTTTCATTGTCAGCACTGGTACAACCTACTTGACCGTTGGCTACGGGGTCAGTAACCAGTTCTTCTACACGTCTTTGGTTAAGGCGGTAGTTACAGGGTCGTACACTTTAACTTCAAGTGAAGCCACAAACACCATTCAGACCTACACAGGAACATTGACTGGTAACGTCACAGTGGTTTACCCACCAGTGGTGAACTTGTACGTGATTAAGAACTCTGTGACAGCAGGTGGCTTTACCCTGACTGTTGGAACTGGGTCTGGTACGTCGGTGGTCATTCCTTCTGGTCAACAGGTGACCTTGGCTTGCGATGGTACTAATTTCTTCAACGCCAACACCTCTCAGGCTGGCGCTGTGACTACGTTAAGTTTGGCTGATGGAACCGTAGGCTCACCGTCCTTAAACTTTGGTAACGAAGCAACTACAGGTGTTTATCGTGCAGGTGCTGGTCAATTTAACACAGCCATTTTGGGCGTTTTGAGGTCTACGCTGTCAGCAACAGGTTTGACGATTGCTGGGTCTGTAGCAGGAACAACTGGAGTATTTTCTGGAGCTGTTTCTGGAACAACTGGAACATTTACCAGTGGCGTTTCTGGGGGCACGTTCTAATGACCAAAAAGGTCTTTGCGCTTGATACAAAGCCGGGCATCCAGCGCGCCTC